GCTCAGATCAGTTTGGAATAAACCTTTTCTTAAGCCACTCAGAGATTCTTCAGAATGGGGCAGAATCTGAATTTTATTTAGAAGGCCCAACTCATCAAGGTCACAGCTGCTTTTATTATGGAACTGATTGTCACGGAGATGAATATCCCGAGGGGAATTATCCATGAGTTTAGAAAGTGCAGAATTAAAGATAGGAAATACTTCATTTAAAGGTGTGTATATCGCTATTCTTTTAAGCTTGGTCACGACAATCAGCGGTGGTGTATGGACCGCAAGCTCTGTTTATAGCAGATTAGAAGCGGTAGAAGCTTATGATATACCGGAAGTAGAGCCTTTACATGAGCAAATCGAATTAATAAAACAAGAATTAACAAATAATAATGTTTCCCAGTTACAAGGAAAACTCGCAGAGCTAGGCACAAACTTACTGACTATTAAATCACAACAAGAAAACTTACTCGATATTAAAACCAAAGTTAACGATTTAGAAAAAGAAATAGAGAGTATGAAAGGTATTGTTGCTAAAGCAGAAGTTGTTACTGGAAATCTTAAAGAAATAGAAAATGCACAGAAACGATTGTCAACAGAAGTAGAGGACCTTTGGAAGGGCCTAGATTACGTGACTAATCCTCTTTCTAAGTGAGGTATAAATGTTAGAATCATTAATAGGTCCTGTGTCTAACCTACTAGATAAATTTGTAGAAGATAAAGACCAAAAAGCTAGGTTAACACACGAGTTAACAACTATGGCAGAGCGCCATGCGCATGAAATTGCTAAATCTCAAATAGAAGTAAACAAGGTAGAAGCAGGGCATAAAAGCCTTTTTGTAGCTGGCTGGAGACCCGCAATGGGTTGGATTTGCGGTCTAGGGTTTGGTATGAATTTTATTATAGCCCCTATTTTTACTTTTGCTACTAATATAGCAGGTTATCCTGATATTACGTTTCCACAAGCCGATCTTGAAATGATGATGCCTGTACTACTAGGTATGTTAGGGATAGGTGGTTTAAGAACCGTTGAGAAAGTTAAGAGTAAAGCAAGAGAATCCCTCTAACCTTAAGGTGTTTAATGAAAAGACAAAGAAAGTTTACATCAGCAAGTACGCATGAACATAAACCACTTCCTTGTAAAAAATTTGTACCCAAAACTCCAAATCAAGAAAAGTTAGTATACTCGTTTTACAACTCTTCTTTAGTTTGTGGCACAGGTTGTGCAGGTACAGGAAAAACCTATACAACAGGAATGGTGGCAGCTAGAATGCTACTAGAAAACAGAGTTGAAAAAATAGTATTAACAAGACCTAATATCCCAACTGGAAGGACCCTCGGTCACTTCCCCGGTGATATTAAAGACAAGCTTGCCCCTTGGTTATCTCCTATTACTAATGTTATTAAGGAAGGTATAGGTTCTTATAAGTATGAGAAAATGCTAGGTCATCAAATTTTAATACAGCCTTTAGAAACTATTAGAGGTATGAGTTTTGAAAACTGTTTTGTAATAGTAGATGAATCACAAAATCTAACGATTGAAGAAATTAAAGCATTAACTACCAGAATTGGCGAAGGTACAATTATGGCTTTAATTGGTGATCCTGCTCAGTCCGATGTGAAAGGCGGTACTGATTTAACTCAATTTGTAAATCTTTGTAATAGAAATAATATAGAAGTACCCTCTGTAGAATTTAGCGTAGATGATATTGTACGCTCAGATATCTGTGGAGAGCTTATTAGGATGTTTCACACAGAAGGAATCTAATATGCCAAAAAAGAAAAGTAATTTATATGATAATATTCGTGCTAAAAGGGCCAGAATTAAAGCTGGCTCTAAAGAGCGAATGAAGAAGCCCGGAGAGAAAGGGCGACCCACATCTGCTACTTTTAAGAAAGCAGCTAAAACAGCTAAGAAAAGGAGAAAGTAATATGCCAATGGGTAAAGGTACATACGGTTCTAAAGTAGGCCGTCCACCAAAGAAAAAGAAAGCCAAAGCATCAGTTAAAAAGCGTGGTGTTAAAAGGAGTAAGTAACATGCCTAAGAAAGACTCAAGGTTAGATAAAACAGGAGTGTCTGGATATAATAAGCCGAAGCGTACACCCAACCATGCAACTAAATCGCATGTGGTAGTAGCTAAAGACGGTGATAAAATCAAGACTATCCGTTTTGGCGAACAAGGAGCTAAAACTGCGGGTAAGCCAAAGAAAGGTGAAAGCGAAGCTATGAAAAAGAAGCGAGCCTCCTTTAAAGCTAGACACGCTAAAAATATTTCTAAAGGTAAAATGTCAGCAGCTTACTGGGCAGATAAAGTAAAATGGTAGAAGAAAAAACTAAAACAGTCGAAGGACTTTGTGAAGCTGATACTAATGGGGATGGTCATATCTCTAAAAATGAACTTGATCTTCATCTTGAATTCAAAAGAAAAGAATTAGAAGATGCAGATGCAATGCGAGATGCTCAACGGAATATGGCATGGTTTGCTTTAGCAGGGATGCTATTCTACCCTTTTGCAGTAGTCACTGCGGAAGTCGCAGGTTTAAACCAAGCTTCTAAAACACTAGGGGATATGGCTCCTACTTACTTTGTTTCAGTTGCAGCTATTGTTGCAGCGTTCTACGGTAAAGAGGCTTTATCAAAGAAAAAATAAAGGATATATACGATGATATCATTGCATGAAGGTCAATCAAAAATAATACATGACCTATTCGTATCAAAAGAAAACAGGTATGGGGTAGTTTGCGCTAGCCGAGGTTTTGGTAAAAGCTATTTAGCCTCTATTTCTGCTATCTTAGCAGTTCAAGAATTGATGGCGTTACCTGCCTCTGTACCTAATAAAAATGTTGCGATTATAGCACCGACATACCAACAATGTGTAGATATTTATTTTCCACTTATCGCATATCAATTAGGTATGGAAGAATATTGTGATAAAATGTCACAGCATAGTGGAACTTTCTTTTTCCCAAACAATGTTACTTTAAAATTATGGTCTTATGAAGCTTCGCCTCGGTTGAGGGGTTCTGGGCAATATTTTGTAGTTCTAGATGAGGTAACCTCTTTTAAAGGAGCAGGTTCTACATTTAAAGAATCTTGGGAATCTGTTGTTCAACCTTGTATTACGACTCGTTGGTCTGAAGAACGCGCAAAAGAATTTGGTGCAGTATCTCCCGGTAGGGCCCTCATAATTTCAACACCTATGGGAAGAGACTATTTTTACGATATGTTTAATTTTGAGGAAAGAGATTCAGATTGGAGATCTTACCACTTTACATACAATGATAGTCCTTACTTAGATAAAAATGAAATTGAAAGAACGAAACACACTATCGATCATTTACAGTTTAAACGAGAGTATGAAGCATCTTTTGATGATTCAGGTAATACAGTATTTTACAACTTTAGGAGAGCTAAACACGTTGATCGTGGATTAAACGAACTCCAAAAAGACGAAGATGTCCATATAGCAATTGATTTTAACGTTTCTATAATGGCGGCTTCCGTATTTGCTCTCAGAGGAGGGCAGATGCATTTCTTAGACGAATTTATGGGTCATCCAGATACGGAGTCTTTATCTAAAGATATTAAAAGAAAATACATAGATAAAGGACACAAGGTAACAGCTTACCCCGATCCTTCTGGTAGGGCTCGAAAATCTAGTGCGGCTGTAGGTCGTACAGATTTCTCAATACTACAATCTTACGGAATCCAAACTTGTGCAAGAAATAAAGCACCCCCAATGGCGGATTCTGTACAATCAGTAAATAGACTTTTACTCAAAGGTGATGGTCAAACAAATATGTGGTTTCATCCTAGATGTAAGC